CCGTAAACACATTTTCTTTGCATTGCCTTGAACAGTTCAGGGTTGTTATCTCGCCATTCTTTAGATTTAGCGCGAACGTGTTCGGCATTTTCTTTACGCCATTTTTTATGATATTCTTTGCGTGTTAATGGCGGCGGTTTTTCGGGCAATGCTATTGGCTGAATTTCTATCATAGCCGCTCGCATCCAATACAGCCGCGCACATTCGGGCCGAAGAAGTAAACCAAACGTTTTGATACGTTGAAATCAATCTTGTCAATCAATCCTGAAAGCAATTGCAACGATTCGATTGTAAAGGAAATTCCAATTGGTAATCCTTCGCAAAGGTTGATTGCCCCATCTTTTGTGTAGTTGTCTGTACAAATTCCTTCATCGGTGAAGTACAACCGCCCATTGCGCGAGAATGGCGCTAGGCGCTCAATGGCTTCAAAGAACCCCAACGGCAACGGGATAGGATTGCTAGGCAGGGTTAAATAGGCGGGCAGATCGGGGAAGTTCGGATCGCGCTGCAAGGCGGTTTTGATCCATGCCCCGTCTAGGAAGTACGCCGTTAGGCTATCGCCGTCAATCCCAAGAGAGTAAAGCGATTTACGTCGCTGTTTATTGACGGCGGAGATGAACAGCTTAGGCACAATTGGCCCGTCTAGGAGTTGAAGGCCATGCCAAGCTTCTAGTATCACATCCCCGTTGCTGCCTACAATGGATCCGCCCCGGAGTTGAACGCTGGATTGAAGAACTGTTTTGGCTCGCTCTGAAACGACTTCGCCAACCCGTCTTAATGCCAATTCAAATTCCATTGTGATTGAAAAAGGATGAAGATTTGGGAAAATTGAAGGAATGTCTACTTGATTAATGCACGGAACAGTTGCTTGAAAATTTCCCGAACGAACGCTTAGCTCGTTATTTGTGATCATTGTTAGATTGACGGCTTCGGGACATTTCTTCAAAGCGTCAATTAGCTTTTGAGTATTTGGGCAAGCTTCTATTTCCTCTTGAATTGCTATTCCAGCGGAGAGCGGCCCGCCCATTGCAACCAATTTTCCTGCGAACATTCTGCAATGAACATCGAAGGCGTTGATGGCTCGCTTCGGTTGAACACTCGCAACAAATTGCAGCGCGGCGAGCAACGAATTTTCAGGTTGTTTCTTCGGCATTGAATCCTTCGGCTTTCGCTTTTTCAATTCGTTCAAAGTGGAACCAATCAACCCAACGAACATTATGGTTGTGCGCGGAAAATCCAAAAGGGTCGAGCGGCACTTCGGAATGAAGACATTTCGCACCGATGGCCGCTCGACACGTTGGGCAAACAACTTTCAATGGAAAATTCGTGTTCATTCATGATCCCTATAATGTAGCTTCAACGCATCAAGCGCGGTTTGAAGAACTGTTTCCAAATCGCGCTTGCCCCAAAATGTTACTGCGGCTGAATCATCATCGCCGGGGTGGTGAATAAATGGACCGCTAATGTTTGTTGTCAAATCAGTTTCTTTTCCGGTGTGATCCTTGCTCACTCCGGTTTTGGTTGTGACAGGCAATTCAAGATAAAAACGAACGCCTGTGAATTTGCCTTCCGGGGTTTCCTTAGTGATTATTTCAACCCGGTTTGTCATTTCTTCTGCATAGATGTTGACTCGCATTTTCTCCCCTTTCAAAATGGTATTTGATCGTTGTCTTCGTAATATTCACACCCATCGACTATAACGCAAGCTGGCGGACGGATGCCAAACTTATTACAAATTTCTTCTTCTTTTTTCCAATGCTCGCAAGTGATACAGGTTGCGAACCAATCAGATCGATGACCGATATGGTTCAAAAGTTTTGCAAAGAATTCTTGCATGGGATATGGAACTCGCATTTCAAGGCGTCCATTTTGTTTCTTGACGCCGCGAATTTGAATCAATCGCTCTTGCGGATCGGTCACCGGCTTGTAAGGCTCTTTGATCACACTATGCGCCTTTTCAAATAGTCAATTGCAGATTGAAGAAGTTCGATGTTGTCTTTGAATCCGCCCAAAGCAATGTTACAACGATTGCAGACAACCCCGCGAACCTTTCCTGTAATATGGCAATGATCGATATGCCAGCCCCAACGACCGCCCGGTTCAGTTGTCTTACAAATTGCACAACAAGAACCTTGCGCGATGAACATTTCTTCTTTTTGTTCAGGTGTAATTCCATATTTTGATTTCAGATTGGAACGCATCATTTGAAGGCGCGTTCGCGGATAGCGGAGCTTTCTCGATTCTTTTACTTTAACTGAATTATTATTGCGCCACGCATTAGCTTGCTGTTTTTTCTTTTCAATGTTGCACAAATAATGACGCCGCGACTTAGCCTTCTGATCGCGTTTCTTTATAGGTAATTGGTTTGTCCAACTCATGCAGATTCCTTGAAAATTCTTTTGATTACTTCGGGATATTTCTTATTAACTATTACAGAAATTGTTTTTGGAACAGCAAGCCTACTTACCCACAAGAGTGCTTCATCTACAGTTGGCGGCGCGGCGTCTGTGTTCATTGCTCTTTTCCACCATGCGCGGGCAATGTGACCGGCGCGGCCCGAATGTTCAAGACATACAACTTCACTAAACGCTCTTGCTCCGCAAACATAATTCACTTTCAAAATTCCAACACCGTTCTTTTCAATCTTGCTATACAGAGCGCGTTGAACTTCGAAATCTTGTATTTCAGGAACTTCTGTTCTAATAATTTCTTCAGTCCCCGCCGAAGCTTCGATATGAATTTGAAAAGGAAATTCAAAACCACACACATGACAAACTTTCGCGTTTGCATGGCAATAGGTTCCGCACTGATCGCAAACGCGAATTGGAGCAACACCGGGGGCGGCGCTTCCTCTTGCTTTTGGTATTACAGGATCGTTGATTGGTCCTAACCGTTGAACGTTGCGAGCAAAATCTAATCCTAAACAATTTGTTTTTCCTTCAAACGGGCGTCCGCCCCGGCCATATTTTTGGACGTGCAAGCCGGTTGACATTGTAGGAGCTAGATCGATGATCAAATCAATCGGCGGGTGATCCTGTCCTGTTGTGAATACACCCTTGTTCACTAAATTTCTAATCTTGCCAAGCTTGTAATCTCTAATAATTGCATCGCGTTTTGCACCGCTCATTTTTGAATGAACAGCTTCGCAAGGAATCCCAAAATTGCGAAACATTGCCGCAACGTGTTCAGCGTGTTTTATTCCACTTGCAAATGTTAACCAGCAATCGCGATCAGAACCTAATTCAATTGATTCTTTACAAGCAAGATAAGTTATATCTTGAACGTCAACAGCGGCTTCCAATTGTTTCAAATTGAAATCCCCGGCTTGAATTCCAACTTTCGAAACATCCAATTGTGTGTTTGTTCGTTTTGGAATAATCATTGCCATAAAGCCGTTATCAATAAACCAATTGAACCATTGCATCGTTGTCATATCAACAGCAATATCGGTAAAAATTCCAATATCTACAAGCGAGCCTTGCCCGGTTCTATAGGGAGTTGCGGTAAACCCAATAACTATCAAATTTGGATTCACAAGAAGTTGCTTGGCAATTATAGTTGAATACATGGAACCATCTTGCCCATTCATCAAATGCGCTTCATCGATGATGAAAATATCAAACCGGCCAAGCGCTTCAATACTCTTTACAACGCTGGCAACACCGCCAAAAATAATTGGCATTGCGGTATCGCGCTGTTTCAATCCAGCGCTAAAAATTCCATACGGCGCTGAAGGCCAAATTTCAGCTAGCTTTCCAGAATTCTGCGTCAACAATTCCTTAACATGAGTCATTGCCAAAATTCGAAGTTCCGGCCATTGGGAAAGCATCTTATGAATGAACGAACCGATTACCAAACTTTTGCCGGTTCCTGTTGGCATACATACTAAAGGATGTCGCTTTTGCGTTTGATAAAGAAACGCGAGCAACGCATTTTCGGCTTGTGTTTGGTAGTTTCGTAAAGTAATCATCCGGCCAATGCTTTTTCCATTTTCTTTTGAATGGTTTTGGCAAACGCTCTCACCATCAAAGCCGTTGTTACATCTTCGTTATTAGCATCCTTGTCAAACATCGCTATTTGATTTTCTGCATCGTCCACTGCTTGCTTAACAAGTTCGTTAATCAGCGTGCATTCTTCTTTGAGCAATTCAATTTGCATGGCGGTCCTTTCGTTAGTTCAGTTGAAATTGTTGAAGATAAGCAATTGCGTTACCAAGCAAAACAACATTGTCTTCGGCTTTGCCTAGTAGCAAATTGCAACGCGAACAAAGTAGTCCGCGAATGTTTCCCGTTGCATGATCATGATCAACAAACCAATTCTTAGCACGTCCGCCCGGCGAATTCACATAACAAATCGCGCAAGAATTATGTTGATACCTACACATGAATTCGTATTCTTCTTGAGTTATTCCATAATTTCTTTTTATTGCACATTTTCGATGGGAACGCGCCAACACTTCAGGATGAGTTATAGCGCGAAGTTTGTTATAAGCAGACGATTTGGCGTTTCGTTCTGCTTTATGTTTCTCATAACATTTCTTACTCGCAATTTTTGCAGCGGCTTTAACTTCTTCCGGCGTTTTCTTACTTCTGGATGGGGGCATGATGATCGCATCCTTTTGGTATGAAATCTTTTGGAATTATGCTGTTGTGAAACGTACAAAACCAATCGGCATTTTCAATCGGTCTGGAATAAGAGCAGCTTCTACAATTAACGTCGCAAGCAACTCCGTCAAAACAAATTGGCTGCATTTTGCACATCCCGCAAAGATAGTAATTTCGTTTTTCGCTAATCTTCTTCGGCGGCTCTTTCGCATCGAAGATTACAAACTGAGCCTTTTTGTAGGCATCTTCGGCAACATTCATATCAAGCGGAACCAATTCGAAATACCAATCAGAATCATTTTTGTTTTCGCAAACGTATAAGATATTGTTGAACCTTAATCCTCTTCCATAAACGCTGTTTTGAATAAAGTGTTGTTCTTTTGTTTGACGCATTCCCTTTTTGTCAAGATCATTAAACGGCGAACCTGTCCCTGTTGTTTTGCATTCCAATCCGGTTGGTTCGGTGATTCCCCAAGATGGAGCAATAAAAACGCCGTCAACTGATCCCCCGAAATGCCCTTGAAGATCGCTAAATTTTAGTTGAAATCCGTTTTCGTCTAAACCATCGATGAATTGAAAACCAATTTTTTTCAACCAACTGCGAACACGAATTTCTAAACCATGTCCAACGCCAAACAATCTTAACATTCTTCCGGAATGTGTTTCGCGATGCATCCAACGAAAATGATAGAAAAGATAGCGTAAGCATTCGTTACCTACAACAGATGCGCCAAGGTGCGAACGATAACCTTCGATGTTCGCGTTTTCAATTTCAGTATCGACGGCCTTCAACATTGCGTCTGCTATTTCGCGCAACATTTCTGGATTAGTCCAATCAACAATCATGTTTTCACCAAAAAGTTGGGACAGAGTTGAAGACTAAAACTCTGCCCCTGTACGCTTGAAGAATTTCACCTTACGGTGACAAGCGTAGTTTTCACTTCACCCAAGGGGGCGTTGCGCTCGCAGCCGGGGCCGCGAAGCCAGAAGCCCAAGGCGGCGCTCCAGCGGCGGGGGGAGCGGGTTGCCCGCCCCAAGGCGGTGCGGCGGCTCCAGCGGGCGGCTGTGTTCCTGCACCCCATGTTGCTGCACCCGGATCAGCGGGCGGCGCTTGTGCGGCGGGCGCTCCCCATCCCGGTTGCGCGGGCGCTCCCTGTTGCGGTGCGGGTTGATTTCCGCCCTTGTTGGGGTTGATTGGCAGTGATCCATCGGGGCATTTGATTTGCTTCACTTCTGAATACTTCGGGTTATCCGTTTGCGGCCCGATAGTGCAAATCAATTTTCCGCCAAGCATTTGTTCACTTGTTGCAAGTTGCGGGCGTCCAATTGCGAACGCATACGCCGCTAATTGCTGAAGCGCAATACGTTTTGCAACTTCGCTTGGGTTGTAAATGTTGAGGCGATCAATTTGAGTCATACCCTTTAGATCGCCGTCAACGCAAGTCAAGTGAATTGCAAGATACCCGGCCCCCGGATTATCTTTCACTTGCTGTGGTTCAACTTTGGTAATTTCGAGCCTGTAATCCCCAAGCGGAAAACAAATGCTTCCCCCTTGTGTTGGATCGTATTGGAAGGCATCGAAGTTTAGAACTGTCATGTTTACTCCCTTCAAATTTAGGTAGAAAATCGCGGCGCATAAAGTAAGTGGATTGTCTTTTAATGCGCCCAACGCTGCATTGCAATTGAAACACAAAATTCCGCGAACTTTGTGCGTGCTGTGACAATGATCAACATTCCATCGTCTTTTACCTCCGGGTTCTTTTGCGCCGCAAATCGCGCATCGTTGACCTTGTGATGCAAAAATTTTATCGAACTCTTCAATTGTCATTCCATTAAAGTTTCTGCAATTGGTATCTGCGAAACTTTAATGGATCACGTTCAATATGAAACCTTCTGTTTTCAATTGAACGGCGCTTCAGTCTTTCTGCATTAACGTCATAGTAAAACTTTTGGTAATCTCGTTTAGATTCCCAAATCTCAACTTCAATTTCAGTTCCGATCAAAGGCGCGTTGCTTTCAATTTCAATCATGCGGCGGCTTTGATAAACAACTTTGTTAAGTTTGGTTCTTCAAGTTCATTCAAATTGCCGCCGCGATCCTTCGCTGTCCACCAATCGGTATCATGTGTGTGAAATGCTTGGTAAACAACACCGGTTTCTGTTCGACCATGATGATGATGAAGAACCAAATCCCAAAAGTAAGGCAATGCGCTCATCAACTTTTCGGAAGGAATAACCGGGCAAGCTTTTTTGCCCAATCCGAATTCAACATATTGTTCCCAACAAATCAAAACAACATGGCGTCCCTTGCTATCGCGGAACGCTCGAATCAATTCATAAACAGAATCTTGCATTGCACCGTAAGCTTTGCGAGGGTCTTTTGTTTTTGTTTTTTCTTCTGCAAGAATCACTTGTGCCATTTCTGTTAGCGAATCAAGGAACAGAGTTTGAATGTGTCTTGCTTCGGCGCTTTTCATGAACCATGTAAAAGCTTCTTTCAGGTTCGCATAAGTGTTAATTGGAATATACGGAATGTTATCTCGCTTTAGCGATAGCAAACCGTTTTCGCCGGAAAAAATAAACGGTCCCGGCGCTGTGATCGCAAGGCGAGTCTTACCAACTCCAGATGGGCCATATACCAAAGTTTTGATTCCATCTTTGGCAGTTATTTTGCTTGTGCTGAAGACTTGCAAGGTTCCCCCTTTGGAGTAAGAACAATTGCACAAATACCGGCTTCAATGCCTGCCATTAAATCGCGGTACTCAATAGCACGTTGATGGCAATTGCTGCCTTTGAAAATGGCGCAACCGTCAAGTTCTTTTTTGCCTTGCACTCTTTTCCAAATCAGTACTGCCCATTCATCCGGGGCCGGATTTTGTTTCACTTCATATTCCATTTCTGACTTCCTTTGGGGGAACGATTTCCAAACTTGGCTTTGCGGGTTTTATGGTCAAGCAACCATCGAAAAGTTTTTGGGTTTGCGAGTCTGCGTTTTTGTAGGCAGTTTCAGAAAGTTTCGGTTCCCATTTAACAAGAACATTTGCAACTTCGGGTAGCATAATTGCAATTAGAGCATTAACTTGCCCTTCTTTGTTGTTTAACTTGTAATCTAATTTTTTGGTTGCCTTTAATGCATAGCCGTTTGCAATTTCAATTGTTTCTGATCCCGCATCTTTATCAGCGCTGAACAGTTCCTTCACAAGTTCATCGCGCAATTTCGATTCAGCTTCCTTTGCTCTTTCAAGCATTTGCTTCATTTCAAACCAAACCGTTAGCTTGGCATATTGAGCGGCTGTTAGAGGCATACGGGCAAGCCTAGACGCCGAGGCCAAATCTGTCAAGAAAATTCTTTGCACAAAATTTTGCACTTGATTTTGCAGCGGGCATGGTGCTAGGGTCGCATCTTATGAAAAAACAGCCTTCGCCCGCATCATTGCGGCTTGACTTGCCGCCCGATGAAAATCTCATTCTCGAACAACTTCAATTAGCTTTGAAGGAACATTTGAAAGTCAATTATATTTCAAAGGCTTCAACTATTCGGTTTCTGATCCGAAACGGCAGCATACCTACAACTGAGCACACACAAAGCCGTTAAAGGATCGCTGAAAATGCCTTGGACTAACGTTTTAACGAACGAAGATATTGCATTTGCGAAAAAATTGCAAAAACGTGCCCGCGAACGCAAATGGTACGCTGATAACGCCGAAGCTGAAAAAGCGCGGCGCATAACTTATCGTTCGAATAATCCGGAAAAAGTTAAAGCCGCTTATAAAAAATGGTATGAAGCTAATCCAGAAAAGGCTCGCAAAGCTACAAACGATTGGTTAGCGAATAACAATGGAAAAAATAAAAATCGAACGTATAACATCAAATCAAAATATGGACTTACAAATGAACAATGGACTGATTTATTTGTTCGTCAGGCTTGTTGCTGTGCAATTTGTGGAGTACATGAAACTAAGGTTTGGCACACAGACCATTGCCACAAAACGAATAAAGTTCGTGGAATATTGTGTGCAAGTTGCAATCCGGGGTTAGGAAGATTCAAAGATTCCATTGAAATAATGAAAGCGGCAATTGCTTATTTGGAGCGCATAAAATGAATAATCTTTTGTGCGAACTTAAAAAATATCCAAATTTTGTTGTCTGTTACACCTTGGACAAAATACCATTGAATCCAGTAAATGGGGAACGAGCGGCGGTTAACGATTCTTCAACTTGGGGAACGTTTGAAATTGCATCGGCTTGCCTTGCTAAAGATTCACGGCTAACGTTGGGGTTCGTGTTGACTCCGAACGACCCATACGTTTGTGTTGATCTGGATACCTACAAAACAACCGATCCAACAATCATTCAACGCCACAAAGAAATCTACGAAGCTTTGAATTCATATTCAGAGCTATCGCCGCATGGCGGCGTTCACATTTGGGTTAAAGGGAAGTTGAATGCTGGCAAAAAACTTTCCAAAGAATTCATTGAAGTCTATCCGTTTTCCCGTTACATAACCATAACAGGTGACGTTGTAAACCCGGCTCCGATTGTCGAACGACAAAACGAATTAGAAGCTTTGGTTGGGCATATTGAAACTGTTGTTGCCTCAAGTTGGGTTGGCGCGGCGCAAACGAAGACAGATGAAGAAATTTGCAAAATGGCCGCTGAAGCAAGCAACGGCAATTTATTTATGCGGCTATGGTATGGAGATTGGGCCGGAATGAATTACCCAAGCCAAAGCGAAGGCGATTTAGCATTTCTAAATATCGTTGCGTTTTACACAGACAACAAAGAACAAGTTGCGCGAATCTATTTCAACTCGCCATTGTTCCAGAATTCACCAAAGCGCAAACGCAAGGCTAGACCCGATTATTTGTTTCATGAAAAATATGGACTGATCACTAAGGCTTTTGATCAAAAGAATTACTTCCCTGAATTAGAAGCGATGGTTAAGGCTCATGTTGACGCTAAGGTTACTGAACAGCTTGCAACACCTATCCTAAAAGATTTTGATATTAAAGATTCAATTCGCGAATCACTTCCGCAATTCATCAAAGAATCCTTGAATGAATTTTCTTTCGATGAACTTCCCCCCGGATTATTGGGCGATATTGCAGTTTTCATTTATCAAAATGCTGTTCGCCCCGTTAAAGAAATTGCAATCGCCGGGGCTATTGCTTATCTTGCTGGAATTGCCGGTAAAGCTTACAACATTTCGCGAACAGGCTTAAATCATTACATCGCTATATTGGCCCCAACGGCGGGCGGCAAGGAAGGCGCTGCCAGTGGAATGGAAATGCTAACCAATGCAGTTCTTGAACTGTTGCCCGCTTTCGAACAATTCATCGGACCCGCTGAAATCGCAAGCCCGCAAGCTTTAATCAAACATCTTTCCGTTTCTTCTCCATGCTTCTATTCGCACAAAGGCGAAATTGGATTTTGGATGCAAAAGTTAACATCGAAGTATGCGAAGGCTAACGAAACAGCACTTCGCGGTTTGCTGTTGGATTTGTATACCAAATCAGGTTATGGACAGGTGGTTAGAGGATCAATCTATTCTGACAAAACAAAAGACGTTCATGCAATTAAGGCTCCATCTTTCACTTTGATTGGCGATGCAACTCCGGATACATTTTATCGTGCATTGGATGAAGAAAATATCGAAGAAGGCTTGGTTGCGCGATTCACAGTTGTTGAAGCATCCGGGGATCGGGTTCCGCATAATGAATTGCATGGACAAATTAAGCCCGATAAAAAAATGACTCACATTATCGCGGGGATCGCAAGGCGAGCGCTACAACTTGCACAAATGAACAATGTAATTAACATTGACGAAACCCCAGAAGCACACGAAGAACACATGCGGTTCAGTGAACAATGTTACGAAATCACTTTGAAGAATAGGGAATCAGCCGAAGGCAAGTTATATTCGCGGGCGCATCTTCGCCTGTTGCGGCTCGCTGGATTGATTGCTGTAGGTATCAATCCCGACAATCCTGTTATGACCCTTGAATGTGTTCAATGGGCGAAGCGTTTTATTGTGTACGGAATTTCTTGCGTTGTTACTAGATTTGAAACGGGGCGGGTTGGGGATGTGAATTATTCAATTGAACAGCGTATGGCAATAATGAACGTGTTGAAGCGTTACATAAAAGAAGGATACAAACCTGCGTATGGCAAAACATATCAGATTGATGAAGCGATGTATAACGCCAAGATCACAACCAATAAGTACATTCAAGCAAATGTAATTCATCATTCAGCGTTTCGGAAAGATCACCATTCTAATCAAGCGTTCAAACAAATGATTCAAGAGTACGTTGACAATGGGATTCTTGAACGGATTGATCTTTCTCGAATAAAAGACTCGCCCCGGCGTGGAATCGCCTATTACGTTCGGGACGTGTTCTGAAGATATACAATTGGGATTACTTATTTCAACAATGCGTTGATGGATCAACGGCATAAATTGCGCCATTGGAATCAAATTGGATTCAGTTGCACAACTTGGACAACGAATTGCCGAATCAATGAAGCATTGACAGTTTTCACACCAAAAAGCTTCATCCAAATGAATGTGGATCATTTCCCTTCCTCCGCTCTGCGTCTGTTCTTGATCGCAACTTCAGCTTGAATCTTCTTTTGCAATTGTAATCTCTTTGGTAGAGATTTCCAAATCGCTTCGGTTAATCCGTAAAATTCCAAGATTACGCTCAAAGGTTGGTGAACTGCATTGCCGCGAAGCTTGCGCGGCTCGCCTTCATTGTATTGCAATTCAATCAAGGTTGCATCGATTTGTTCTTGCGTTGCGAGCATTTCAGTAAGGTAAGCGTTGGGGTTTGCCGCTTCATCTTTCTGGCGTCTGTAGCCTTCCAGCTTTTCGCGTAACCAAACAAGCTTATCGAACGCGGCGCTTTTTCGTTGAACTGGTTTCGGCTCTGGATTATGCCAGATGGTCAACGATCCATCTTTGTTCTTGTGGCATTGTAGGTAAATGCCGAATTGAGTATTCAATGCGGACACACTGCGGCGAATCCACATTTCTTCCCAAAGCTTAACTGTATCGCTGGAAAGACTCCATGATTCGCATGGCGGCATTCGATGCAATTGAAGCGCTCTAAATTGTGTTGATCGCGGAATGTTCATTGTTCCCTCAAGAATGCTCCAGCTTGGCACATGCCTTGCGCTTGCGTTCGTAGAATATACGCTCGTTGTGTTGTGCAATGCGAATCGCTTCGGCTCTTTCGAATGCTTTTCGGTACTTGTCCATAAGAAACGTTGACTATAAACCATGTAAAGCTGGCTTGTCAAGATGCCAAAATTACTACGCGGTCAAACCTACGGCCACAACAACTTAGGTGGTATCCAACGGTATCCGTTGTAGATTTTGACGGGGGGGTGGGGTAAAGAGGAAAATGGCAAAATCATGAACTGGCGTTGATTCTATAGGGGCGTTAAGGCGTTTCGGATAGCGTTCAGATATAATCGGATAGCCTAGTAAAGCAAACTTTACATCCGGATAGTTTGAGTATCTGAAACAGGATATCGGGGCTTATAAATCAATCACTTACGCTCTGTTACACTATTTCCTCTATATTCTCACTCAATCTACTTACTTACTACATATATGTATATTATATTGATTCTATTATCTTTGAACACCGGACCGCGTTGTAAAATTCACAGATCGCCGCTCTTGGCTTCGAATATTGTAGGAATACTGCTTGACAATCTTAATTGAAATTGTTATTCTGTTCTTGGTTGAAGGGGAATAGACAATGACAGTTAAAGAAATGGCAAAAAGATTCGATGCTTACAATGCCGAAGTCTTAGCTTTTACGTTCGGCGAATGGCTCAATATGTCTTGGGCCGAACGTGACGCCCACCAGGCCGAAATAGACTCCCGCCACAATTACAAACACGGATGGATCATTGTTGACGGCGAATCATTTAATCAACAGGATGCTTATCCAGACCGCCTGTTTGTTAATTCTTGGGATTGAAATAGCATAACCCAAACGTTGTATTGTGTAAACCAAAGTTTCGATTTTAAATTACTAAAGAAAGGGGAATCAAAATGCCATGCAGCAAACCATCAATGGAACGATTTTTGGTAATGGCGGCAACGATCAGCGGCGTTATTACGGCCCTAATAGGCGTAAGCCTTTACTTCATGTATCTGGGCGTGATACCTTATCCAACGATGTAAATTACCATTGTCGTTGGGCCGATGAATTTTTCTTGTGGATTGAAGTTGCAGTTGCTATTATTCAATGGATCAAAGGGGGTTGCAAATGAAGTTGATAGGCTTTTTGTTCGTATTGTTTTGCGCGTTATTTGTTCCATTTGCTCTGCCGGTCTTGATCATGGTAGGATTGGTTGGACTGGCGTACAAATTCTTTTGCTGGATGGTCAAGTGATCGCTTCAGAGCTATACGAAGAATGGCGAGTTGTAGCGAATGAAGGTTCGGGGGTTCGCGGTTTCGGTATGAAAGGAAACCAATAAAATGAGTCTCGCTTTATCCAGTACCGAAATCGAAATTCATTATGAATCAACTCCGGAAGGCGTTTGCCCCGGCAAGGATCGGGCAGCAGCAGAGTTGGCAGCGTATCTCGACAATCGCCCGGATCAACCCGCAACCTATAAGACAATGCTCGCAACATGGGCGATGAATGTTACATGCGAGCGCTGCAAAGCTTACTTGAAGGCCAACAAGGAACGACGTAAGACAATGGGCCATGTAAAGGCGGTGACGCAGCGATGAAAATTGGCGAAAAACTAAAAATGATTTACGGCAACGAAGTGGTTCCAGTTGCTAGTTTGGAATTGCTTGCAAAAAGTAGTTCTTCGATTGCACATGCTTTGAAAATTGTGTTTTGTGTTCCGCCCGGAAAAGAACAAAACATGGTTGCTCAAACATTCTTGAATGTATATGCCAGCGGCTTTATTGCCGGGTATGATTTTGAAAAGGGGCAGCGATGAATGAACGAACCCGGCTTACTGAACGCGGCAAAAACATTTTGGATGAAATTGTTCGCGAAGTTAGGAACGCTTGCCCGCGTGGAAATTGTAGGTGCCACGAAACTGGTTTGAATTCTTGGGTTGAAGTTTGCCCAATTTGCGGTTGTCAAAATCCAATTTACGATAGGAGTAATGATGCGAATTCCTGAAAATCAAGCAAAAAGCAATGTGCGAATTTAGCACAACTTGAATTCCAAAGAATGTCAATTTTGGCTTGCTATTTTCATTGCTATTATTCGCCGGGGTGATTCAGTTGATTCAGCGTTTATAATTGCAGATGAATCAACGTTGGAATTGATCAAGCGGCGTTGAACAAGGTTACGCGGGCTTAGGCTGAACCCTAAATTGAACACCGTTGTTCTCGCTACGGTTGGGGGAAGCAAAATAGAGACAAGCCCGCGTAGCAAGTTTTCCACATCGGGTTCGCTTTTTCCCTTGACAGGGGGCGAGCCTTTCTTTATGTTGTTCCAAGTTTCGCTATTTCAATTCATTCGATGGTGCCTTGAATGCCTTGGAGCAAATCAGTGAGGAATCCCCGTATCCTGTACGGCGATGAAGGCGAATGGATCGCAACCTGTTCAACGCCTGAAGTTGCCGAAAAAATCCTTCAGTTGTCCACATCTTCAACAGACTTTTTCACAAAAGGCGGCTCGCGTGTGTTCGATGCTCACGTTGATGCAATTGTGGATGTTGTGGACAATCATTTTGCGAAACAAAAGTTGATAGCTATGAATTGCGAATCGCCAATTGTTTCAGAAACATCTAATCCAAATTCAATCATCGGCGGTTGGACAAATCATCTATGAAGCGCATACGGTGCGAGTGTTGCAACGAATCAAAATATAATTTGAAGCAATGCCAACACTGTTTTCTATGGATTTGCGTTTCGTGCTGGCTTGACTTTTGTCAACAATCGCCCGATACGGATCATCGTGAAAAAGCTTGCTGAATGGCCGGAAGAGGAAGAAGACGATGAACAGCCCTATCCCTGTTGATACAATCGTTAAAATTGTCAAATGGCGCGGGTTTGCTTTGTTGTTTGTTTTCGGTTCCGTGTTTTGACTTTGGGCAACTTTCGGATTTCCAACGTTGCAATAGAAAGGGGGTGATAGCATGGATCAGGATACGGAAAAAGACGCAGGGGCCGAAGCCCAGCTCATCGACGATGAGAAGCTCATAGCTAGCCAGAAGCTTTTGGAAGCGCAGCAGATGTTTCTCGTCGCGGGCGCCGACGAAGCAGCAAAAGACGCAGCCGAAGGCGTTTAGCAGGGGCGGGGTTGAGCGGCAACGTTTAACCCCGTTACTGTTTTTGGAGTAATTGGTGAAAATCACAAGATTGGAATGGGAACGGATAGGTTGCCAATTTACACAACAGGAAGTTAAAGAAATCAACGATGCTGTTACACTGAAGCTTGTTTACATTGACGCCCCGGCGTCTTACATTATCAATGATTCGAAATTATCGCCTTGGGTGAAGTTCAAATTGTGGTTGGCGAAATTGGAGTTGGCATGACTTCGCAAGAGTATCAAGAACTGCCGGAAGAAGTAAAAGGCGAATTGTTTTTTCTCTTCATGGATAGGTTTGAAATTTTCAACAAACAAGAATTTGCCGAACACACAAAGCAATGCGAAGGATGTTTCAATTATTTAAATGAACAATTCGCAAGCTTTCTTGATGAATATGTTGTTCTTAAAGATGTAAATTTGCAACACATGATGAAAGCGAGCCTGAATTAAATGCCGGGTCCAACTCCAGAATCCTTAGCAAAGTCAGGAAGCGAAGGCGCTGAACAAACCGCATTATTTTGTTGGGCTGCTCTGCCTGAACAACAACAAAAATATCCCGAATTAAAATTCATGTTTCATGTTCCTAACGGCGGCGGGCGCAGTAAATCCGAAGCCGGAAAGTTCAAGGCGCAAGGCGTCAAACCCGGCGTTCCGGATATATTCTTGCCTATTTCTCGCGGCGGCTTTCACGGTTTGTGGATTGAAATGAAGTTTGGACTCAACAAAACGTCAAACGACCAAAACTTGTTCCTTAATTTTCTCACCATTCAAGGCTATGCCGTTAACGTTTGCTATTCATGGCAAGAAGCGGTGAAGACAATTGAAGCATACTTTGCTTTGATGCCAATTGGAAATTTTAACTAAGCGCTTTTTGGAGCTAAACAAATGGCATTTGAAATCGAATCGGGGATTCCACTAGAACAACAAGACGCCCTAGAATATCTCACGTCTTTCGCTTGTAGGCATAATGGTCACAGGCGCGGCGCAACGGTTGCTGTAACAAGAAAATTCATGGCTGAATGTGGAACTAAAATTATCGTTAATGTCGGGGTGCGGGGTCGAATAGTCAAAATGGAACCTGAATATCCTTGCGATGTGGGCAGGGAATGTTCAAGTTGCCTTGATCGAATGGAGAAAATTCGAATTTTAATTGAAAGTGGAAAATAACCGTAACGGGGGTTGACAACCCGGTTCGAGTTGGCGTAACGTTTTCTTCAAGGGTAAACCCCTTTGGAGATTGAAAATCATGGCAAAGAAAACGAAAGCGCAACAGAAAGAATTGCTCAACAGCATTGTGAGCGATACGAAGGGGCCGCAAGGCTATTCGCTCGTTCACCCGGACGATGTGAAAGCGTTGGTTGAAGCTGGACACATTGAAGTGAATCCCACCATTACCGATCCTTCGGGCAAGATCGCAGCGCGGGCCACTGCCAAGCTTCTGGAGTCCAACGCAGCGGGCGCGGGCGCAACAGTGCGGGAACTTCAACTTCTTCGGTTGTTTGAAACCGATTCTGCCCCGGCAAACGTGTTTGTGCTGGAATCGGGCATTCCGCTTCCCCCGGCTGCAAAGGGCGGGCGGCGTGATGAACAGTATCCGTTTTCGAAGATGGGAGTTGGGCAATCCTTCTTCGTTCCGGTTACGGCGAAGTACCCGAAGCCTTGGGAAACGTTCGGATCAACGGTTTCGAGCGCAACCCGGCGTTTCGCCACTGAGCATCCCACAGACAAGAAAAAGAACCGCAAGGGCGTTGAAGTTCCGGTTCTCGTTGCAACCCGCAAGTTCACTTTGCGGCAAGTGACGGCGGGACAGAAGTACGCCAATGGGTTCGAAGAGAAGGCGGGCGGCGCTCGCGTCTATCGAATCGCCTAACAAGTTGCAGATAAGGCTCTCCTCCAAACTGCAATACTAGCCTCAATCCCGCAAGGGGTTGGGGCTAGTTCATTTTGGTTACTAAAGTTTCTGAAAATAAATTAAAAATAGCTTGCAATCTGCCAACAATCTGCCAGTCTTGAGCACTTCGGTATTGACAGGGGCGCTTTTTGTTGCTCCAATGCCAGTATGCCGGGTCCAAACGCAACCTTGTTGTTATCTCCCGTTGGGCTGGCAATGCTGAAGGGGTTTGAATCCCTTCGATTACAGGCTTACCAAGATGTACGCGGGATTCTTACGATTGGATACGGTCATACCGGCCCGGAAGTGACGGCGGGCCTTGTATGGACGCAGGAACAGGCATTACAGGCGCTTCAGGAAGACGTGTCATGGGCTGTCAACGCAGTTGGAAAATCTGTCACAGTTCCGTTGCTTCAGTACCAGTTTGATGCTTTGGTTAGCTTCACTTTCAACGTTGGGCCTTCGGCATTCAAGGGTTCAACTTTGTTAGTTCTGTTGAACGAAGCTAATTTTGTAGGTGCTGGACAACAATTTGGGAAATGGGTTTATGCTGGAACAATGCTTTCGAGCGGATTGGTGAATAGACGAAAGGCTGAAGCGGCAATGTTTAATGACCCTTTGATTGGAGCTTCGGCGTGAGTGAAGAAAGCGGTAATCTTGAACTTGTTGGTTTAAGTCCAAACGAGTTGTTTGTAAAGATTGTCAAGGATATATATTTTGGCAACAGCAAACCGTCTTTAACAGAGCGAATGAAAACTGTTGAGGATCAACAGACCATGTTTAAAGATTCTCTTGATAAAGCCGAAAAATGGCAAGCCGGAATGAACAAGCTTGTTATTGTTACTTTGATCAGTTCCATAGGCGGCTTGGTTTTGATCATCATTAACTTGCTTGTGAAACATTAACCAATTCAACTTGAAAAGAGGGAACATGAACACAACGATTTTTGGAATTAGCAAGACAACGTTGGAAGGTTGGTTTTCCTTTCTGATCACAACACTAACCTTTATCACCGGCTACAACGGGTTTGTTGCTTTGATGAATCCAGAGCAAAGCAAAGTTTGGTTGATTGCGAGCGCTGTTGCAACGTTCGTTGTTGGCTTGCTGAACCTTTGGCTTCGTATGCTTCAAGGTGACGGTACAGCCAATCTCGCAGCTACGCCAACAAGCGCGGCAACCAATTCAGCGGGTAAAGTGTTGATGATCTTTTTGGCTCTCTCCATTTCGATGTGTTTCATTTCCGGTTGCACCAATTGGGAGAGAACAACTTTTCAAGCCTTGAGCGCTTCGAAAGCGGTCATTGATCAGGCGGGCGTTGATTACAACGCCGGGACGATTCCACAAACAGCGGCAAACCAAAGCATTATTACTCAAGCAAGAAACGCGCAAACAACGGCGGTTGATGCAATGGCTAGTTACGAAGAAATCAAAACATCCGTTACAGCTACAGCGGCGGGCCTTTCTTCGCAACAAGCTGTTGTGGAATCTTCGCTCGCTGCAATTGTTCCATTGGTTGCTCAAATCAAGGCGCTGTATGCAACCAAAACTTCAATGAACGTTAAACCGGAAAGGATGATTCCTTGGACACTTCAACCGTATCGAACATCGCAACTGAAATTCAGAATGACGCCAATCTTGTTCTGGAAACAATCGAGGGAGTTGACCCGGCTCTTGCGCTTCCAGTTGACGCCGCCGAAACCATCGTCAATGTTTTTGGCGGGCTGATTAACAAAGCGCTTGCCGGTTGGAGTGCCGCTTCGGGGATTCCAATTACCCAAGCATCGGTTTTGGCGCTCTTGCCGGATAACACTCCGTTGGTTGCTCCAACCAAGTAATTCAACGGTTTTAGCATTACAGCAAAGGCGGGCGGTCTGCAAAGATTGCCCGCTTTTTGTTTTTTTCAAGGTATTATTCCGGTATGGAAGAAAGAGAATACAAGTTAGCGTTCGCTAAGTTGCTTCAGCGGCTCTCTAAAGACTTGCGTTCACTTCCACAACCGCTCATTGCCAAGGAAATTGTTGGCAAGGAACAAACCGAACTGTATCCGCAATACGTTTTGCGGATCGCTGAAGAATGGATTCATGATGAAGTTGTTCTTGCTGAAGTTGACCGGCTGGACAGATTACCGATTGAACGCGAAGTTGTGATTCAAAACTTGTATCAAATTGCAACCGGCTTAACCGTTCCTTATGTTGATCGTGTTCGCGCATTTTCTGAAATCGGCAAGA